ATGTGTTGGATCATCGACAGGATTTGTTGTAAGGCATTATTATCGGATAGGTCTTGGTTGGTACTCGTATATATATTGTCCACGATTACCACTCCGTCTCGTAGTGCCATATCTTCGATAGTATCCTTGATCTTTTGCCATTGATCCGTAAACATCATATCATCATCATTGAATAAAGCCATGCGCACATTTGTCCCCATAGGGAAGTTCACTTGCATTGCTTTCACTCTGTTGGATAGTTGTTCAGGGGATAACTCAAATTGTATTAATAATACCTCTTTTTGCATTACAGGAAAGCCTAAAAACTCTTTACCTGATGCAATAGCATACGCCATTTGTAGCACAAACCAAGTCTTCCCGACTCCATCTGTTCCAGCGACTAGGGATACACCACCCTCATACAAGAGGTATTGAATAATAGGATCAGGTGGCTTGTTATATGTATCTGTGAGTTCAGAGGTATCTATAACATTGTACCCCCGTGCCGCTAGTTTAAATTCTACCGCATTAGTGATAGAAGACTTTAGTTCTTTATACTTATAGGATGAATCCTCTTTGAACTTGGTAAACTCATCCCGTATATCATATCCTTCAGGTAGGTATTCACTCCATTGACAGATATACACTCTGATACCCCGACTCTCGGTCTTAATCCGTTGCGCCAGGCGTTCTGCACCCTCTCTTCCTGGCGAGTCATTATCATATGCAATGTATATTTGCTTAAACTCTAGGATGTCTGATATATTATCAGGGATAGATCCCGCTCCTGCACTAAAGGAAATACTATTGTTGGGACAAACAAGCATATCCGTTTCCCCCTCACATATAATAAGGGGTTCATCCCGTTTATACTTACTTAAAAGATTAAGTCCATATATTTGGCAGGACTTATCTCCGTGACTCCAATAAGACTTGTGTATCTTTATCCCTGTAGTATTCCCGTCTTTGTCCAGGTAGTTGAATACCTTTAATCCATCTTCCGTGTACCCGACCTTCATCTCTTTTAGCTTTGGTAGAGATTTAATGTGTTCTTTCGGCACATTATCTATATAAGATTGAGCCACCTCTTCAATATTCCCTTCTATTTTAGGTTTCTTTGGTGGTGTAGGCGGTTTAAGTGCTTTAGTTTTGGTTACTTCGCCATTAATCATCTTCTCAGGGTTGCTAATATTTAGTTGTTTCGCTAATAAATATGCGTTTCCCTTGTAACCACATGAAAAGCATTTGCATTGTCCATTTTCAATAGAGAAAGAAAAGGAAGGTTTAGAATCATTGTGCGTACCCAAGGGACAACTTCCTTTCCCCTGAGTACCATTGTATTTTATCTTCTCTACTCGTACCTCATATTCATAAAACCATTGAAAATCAGGCATCGTCAATTAACTCTGCAAATGTTTTTTCTTCGTGATCCATTGCCCACAACATAATAGCATAGTTCACCAAGTCCTGACACCTGGATTTAATTCCCTCTGATCCTTCATTTCCATATAAAACATAGGTACGAATAGAATCCATATGCTTTAACATATAGGTTAATAGCACAAGTTTAGGGTCTAGGTCTAGTCGCTCACCAATAGAACGGAAGTTTCTGAACTTATCCGCAGTATTTGACCCATCATCTATCGTGTATTCCTTACCCTTTTCTAATTGAATCTCTTTACACTCTTCTAAAAAGATTTCACTTAACTTAAAAAACGTATCAACTTTCATATCCTACCTCCATGTAGTAATTATTCCTATTATTCTTTACTGGTTTTCTTGTCTTCGGGGTCTTGTTTATACACTTCCCCCATCGTGTTGCTGCATCTCTCAACTGCTCAAGAATCTCCGATGCAGAAAGATTCTCTTCTATCTCCAGGACTAGTGTAAAATACACCATCCTACTTCATTAAGGATAACCAATCATCTAACTTCACCAAGACAATGGTTTCTCCTCGATCTTCTCGTGTCATTACTAGATCACAATTCCCAAATGCTAACCATTTAGGGATAGTTCTTCTTCTTTTTGCTTGTATTTTAAGCGATTTTCCGTCCTTATTCGCCAAAATATCCACATCTTCTGTTAAACCCATGCTTCTACCATCCGAACCCCACGCTCGTTTTACATCATATCCTTCTTTGGATAGTCTGTCCACAAGTTCACGTTCATAGGTATTGCCTTTTGATTTTGATTTACTTGCCACTATCTTCCACCGCCTTTAAGAATTGAGTTATTAAATCCGCAACCATATCTTTCATCTTCAAGTTCTTCTCAAAGCAAAATATTCTTAATTTTGAGTATATCTCTGCATCAACAGAGAGTCTATGCCTGTTGCTGAGTTGCGCCCTTTGTTTATGCCGCGAGTTTAATTCGGGTTGCATCTTTTTAATTAACTTCCTTTCTAAATCAGTTGCCATACCAAATGTAATTGCGGGTTTAATCTTTACATAATCCCATTGATCCACAGAGTGTTTACTAAATCTCCTCCGTATATGTTTAGAAACACCTATATAAACCGCTTGATCGTTTTTATACATAACATATACACCGCACATCATAGGCAAGTCTTTCTTCTCTCTATATATTTGCCATTTACTCATAGGTAAACCTTTCGACAAGAACACTAATAATGAGAAACATAAGAGCCAAAGAACTAACCCAAAAGAAAATACCCATTCCTAGCACTAATACATTTGCTACCCATTCTGCTATACTAAACATAATCATACTTACCCCTTTTTTTTATTCATTAAATACATTCTACACCCCACATACTTACGCGCCAACCCAAGTAGTTTCATTTGCCAAGAACCTTTTACCCTTATATCCCTACTTATTAAGATCATTGGTCAATTCGGGTTGCAAGTCATCTGACTTTGTTTGTGAGGCGTAGAAATTCTTTTCCATAGTATCTAATCGATCTAATAAATGTTGTATTTTTGTAATCGCTTTTCTTTCCTGAGTTATTTTAAGGCTTAATAATCTACTAGCTAATCCTTGCCTGATTTGATATAAGTCATTTGTTGTAATCTTCATTTTCTCTTCCTCTTTACAGGTAAAACCCCTTTAAAATACATCTCTAAATACCAGGTATTATCTTCTCTTAAAAAATCATCACGCATCTTTAACATCTCTTCATCCGTAAAACTATATCGTTTTAATACGTTCTTTTTCATGTACAGACTCCACTTTATTAGATATTGAATAAATCTCTTTTGTTGGAATAAGATAACACCGCTTTGATTTAGTATCCCCTTTGCCTGTGATCACTCGCTGCGTGTACCCTTTCTCTAAAATTAAATCTTTAATGCGAGTAGGCTTTACCCATATTAAATTCAAGTTATCAAAAAAACACCATATATCCGCTTCTGTAGATAATAAAGCAGATGGTTTACCATACATATACACTTCCACTAGGAAATTCTGTGTATGTTGTGATTGTATATCGGACTTAACCTCAATCCTGGTGTTTGTTGAAGGACTATATATATCAAATTGCTTAAACTTACCCTTAATAATAAGAGCAAAAGGATCAGACTCTCTGACCCTATTTAAGACAATCTCTTCTACTCTTTTTCCTAGTTCTAGTGCTTTCTTAAAGTTTGGCATTGTATGTGGTTAGTTAATTACAGATTCAGGGTTATTGACTACGCAATCACATGGTTCAAAATACTCCGCAGTATCTGTGTAATATCCGCAATCCACGACTTCACTATGTACGAAACCACCTTGCCCTTTACAATCTGTGCAATCAACATCGGACTTTCCAATGCAATAGTACATCTGCTCATCAGAGGTGAGTTCATCAAACTGGATAGGGCGAACTTTCGCTCGCCCATCGCAGACCATAGTGGATTTAGAAGGGTAAGTCATCTTCCTTCTTCTCTTGACCTTGAGGTTTGAAGTCACTTACTTTCAAACTAAGGTACTTGTCACCCTTCTTTGATTCATTAGACCATCCTGATAAACTATAATCTTTACCATTAATGTTTATCTTTCCTGTCATGTGAGGGTGCTTTTCTGTCTTGCGATCTTTTGCAGTAAATAAAGCACCTTTGTTCGTGTTGTCATAAGCCATTACTTAGACTCCTTTTTAGTTTCCTGTTCTTCTTCTTCTATTAAGCTAAAGGTCGTTGGTAAATCTTTCGGAAAGGACGGAACAGGATAATTATGTACCCAATCCGAGACTTCCACAACCTTTTTCCAAGTTTGTTTATCTGTTTTATACTTCTTTAATGTATAATTAGGTTTCTTTCTCCAACCCGATTTTAAATATAAACAGGCGATCCCGTCAATCTTTAAATCAGGAAACAACGATTCAAATAAAATCTGATAAGAAGTAAGCTGAAGTTGATGTGTTTGATAGGCATTACCTGTCTTAAAATCAATCAACCATCTTTCTTCTTTTCCTTTCTTATTAACAAGCCTAACTACCCAATCCGCAGTTCCCGCCCAAGGATGTAATTGATTCCCTTCATTATCGCAAGCTAGGTCAAACATACATATTTCTAATGCTTCTGTAATAAAATCTCCGTTTACTCTTGCATCATCACAGAATTGTTTAAAAGACATAATGTATTTAATAATCTCCCTAGATACAGGGATCATTTTATCTGAATCTTTATCGTACCATGTTGGTTGCTGCTCCAGGTCAATCTTTTGTCCAAGCAGTAGGCGTTCACAAAAGTCATGCACGATTGTACCGATAACCGCACGTTTATTTGCATACTCCATAGCATCTTCATACGAATTAGCATTGCCTAACCATCTACGAAACCCCATACCTTTATCTAATGCATCCTCAAAAGTAGTAGATGATCTTTTATATATCTTAGGTATACCTTCACCAAAGTTCTCTTCCCAATATTCATCTACTGGGGTATACCATCTTCCATTATTTAAGTCATGTCTAATGACAGGGATTGAAGTCTGTAGAAGTTCTTCCATATTACACCTCTGTGTCTGGCGCAATGTTTGTAGTATAACCTTTCTTCTCTACAAGTTCACCGCGCTCGTTATTTTCTTTATACTTATCAAATCGGACTCGGACACTACCAATGCCAACATCTAATATTGTACCCCATTTATTTAATTCAGGGTCTAATCTATTGTTAAGGCAGAATCGTTGACCTACCGCTAGTTTCTTTAACTTCATTGCGAGATCAAGTCCTTTACTTCATATCGTTTTGTCCTATACCCTAAGTTTACTTCTTTGATCTTACCAGCTTTCGCCCATGCCCTTATAGTATAAGTAGAAACTTTGAAGTATTCTGATGCTTCTTTTGTCGTAAGCAGTTTGTTCATCTTCTATTCCTATCTGTTTATTAATTAAAATAATGATTTATCGATATAAATCTTATACGAACTTATATCAACGCATCAATAGATGCAAGAAGAATCTACAAATATATTATTATTGTTGGAAGAAACTAGAGAGTTTTGTTGTACTTCTCGATGAACTCGCTTGCTTTTCCTTTTCCGAGGTGTGTATTATAATGATCTTTCCAGTAATTTGCCATACCTTCAACACTACTTGGTATTGCTTTAGGAACTCTGCGATACTTGAGTCTGCACATTATAATAGCATATGCTATATTATATTCTAAAAGTTCTGCTATATCTTCCTCTTTTGCAGTAGGAAGAAATGCAGTTGAATGGACTTGCGCTATATCAACGCAGTTCCACATCAATCTTTGTCTATAATTTAAATAATTCTCCAGGGTGTCTTTTGCGCCTGTCATTCCTGGTTCAATCTGCCACCAGCTTCGCGCTACCCCGTTATTCCATTGTCTTAAATAGTCGTAGTTAGATTCAATTAAACCAGTTCCAAATACTAGATTCTCCGCTTCCTCGGAGTACATCTCCATCTTCTTTAAGATGGTAGAGATCATTTGTCGTATTTGTTTTTGTTTTCTTTTGTTCATATTGAGTAACCTTATATTCTACTTTGTATATATAGCCATCTATCATTTCTAACGCTGTTCTTTCCTGGACTACTATTCCCTTATCCCAGACTAAATAAAGAACCGCAACTAATCCAAGGGAACATAATATATACGATGTTAAGTTCTTCATTATGAGAAAGTTACTATAGAATTTTTATTAACTCAAGTAATTATAAATCAGATACAAATACTTTTATTTTAGCTACAATTTTATCATCTTCTTTTGATGGTGTTACCTTTGCTATCAATTCTAACACCTTGATAATAAAGCCTTTAACTCCGTGCTTTTTTACCTGACCCTTTATATATCTTTTGATCATTTCTTATTTCCTTTTACAATTTTTGTTAAACCTTCTATGACTACATCCAATAAAATATCATCTTTTTCACTTGGAGACATCTTTACAATTTTCTCTAATATCATAAATCCAAGTAGCACCCATTCCCAATTCAATGTTAACCATTCCATATTATTTTCCTACCTTTTTCATTGCTATTTTATGAGACTCTGTAAATGTTTTGCCACCTCGCATCGCACTTACCATAGATCGAATGTGCTTTGCAGTATGATGTCTACCATGTTTTTTGATTGCGGTTGCTTGCCTGGTATTCAACCCTGATAAAGAAACACCTTTCATCATTTTAATAGCCATATTTCTTCATCTTCTTTTTAGTGGTTTTCTTTTTCATAGGTTTCTTCTTCATTTTCTTTTTTGTTTTGCTATGATAGGGCATGATTAAACTCCTTATTTTTTTATCTTTTTAATTTTACCATTATGAGTTCTAGCGAACTTATGGGTCTTCGTTTCTCTTATGAGTGTCCCAGAGTATCGTTTATCCCCCCATTTCCATGTTACTTTTTTAGCCATTACCACTTCACCTTATCTGCCCAATATGCTGCGGACATTTTACCTTTCTTAATATTTCTTCTGTGTCTTGCTTTAAATGATTTACGCTTTGCTTTCATCCTGGCAGACTCACCTTTCTTTGGTTTACCCGCAGTAGAAGCTCCTTGTTCACCGAATCGAATTGTTTTTATTGTGTCACCTTCTTTCGCAACAACAACATGAGATTTTTTAGGGTGTCCTGGAGTTCTCTTCGGTTTATTGAATCCAGCTACTCCCACTCTTTTTAATCTTGGGTCTTTAGCCATTTTTAATGTTCCTTATCTTATAATATAGATATATAATGTTCATAACTGCAATAGCAATACCTAATATATATGGCAGTAAGTCCATAAATAACATTACCATACTCCCAGAACTACCTAAAGAAACCTTTAAACTATCCACGACCATTCCCATTCATTCGACTCATTATACCATCCATCCTTGACAATTGTTTTTCTAAATCTGCTATAGACTCCATAGTTTGCTCATATCGCCTATCTCTAACTGCATCTGATTCATTCCACCTACTAATAAGTTTAATAATCATACCTTCCATATTGTTAATGCTTTCTGATTGTCCTTTATTTTCTATTTCTAAATTTTTTAATGACTCTTGTTGTGCTTCTGATTTTTTAGATAAACTCATTACTAAATAGACAAGTAATAATCCGCAAATTCCTATCATGCCCGCTTCAGCATATACTGCCATAAAATCCATTATTTTCTCCGCTTTTTACCCCAACTCATTGGATTGAGGTTTATTTCTTTTTCGTAAAACTTCACTTTTTCTGCCAACTCTTCTCGCTCAATCCGTTCTTCCACGATATGTTTATCAAGTAAGTCCCCAATGCGTTGATCTGCATCAGCAAAGCTATCTTCAAGCATTGCCAATCGAGTCTCGACCCTATAGTAACCATAGACGAGAGTCCCCACAAGAACAAGAATTTGCCCAAGCCAACGGATATTAATGGAGAGAACAGCGTTATCATCCACAACAGTACCTCTGTAGCTTCTAGCGGTTTTGAGATTTTCACTCATGTTCCTTAACGGATTCCCATTGATTGTGCGTAAAGCACCAGTTGTCTGAATTAATT